TCTGCAGTAACTGCTCCAACTGCAACGTCAGTCTTTGAAGGTGTTAAAGTTGGAAAAGATGAATATATAACTTGATACCCCATAATTAATAATTAATTTTGAAACATTAAATGAAAAGCATAATATTGAACTAACTCTTTCATCCATGGTAAAGCAATACATCTACATTGCGGATGTATGGGAATTAAAGATTCAATTTCATCTAATGTAAAAATCTTCCCTTCCATTGCTGAACAAATCGCACAAACCCTATCATCCCCAGCAGTACTTAATTCAGCCATAACAACCACACCTTCAGCCCCCCAATTTCGATATTCTTGAATAGTAGCAAGATGATGTGCCCTAATTATTTCTGTGCGAGCCAATAATATTGCTCTATTCATTCCTGTAATTTTCCTTCCCAATGAATCTACAATCTGTAATTTGCCATTTATAGCTGAAACTAATTTCTTAGCAAGCAATGCTGGTCCATCTCCATCAATCAATCCTTGTGATAATATTCTACTTATCATAGAATCCATAGCAGATGTTATTCCTTTCAACTCATTAAATACTCTAGTATATAATAAACCAACTGTATCTATATGAAAAGGTTGAGTCATTATTGCTCCAATCCCTCCTGATTCTTCTACAGAGGGCACTTTGAATCCAGCTTTTCTTAATTCTTCCCTAGCACGCATAATCCCTCTTTTATATGAATCAAATATATATAAATTAGTCCAAGCACTATATATTCCAGTACCTATTTGCTCATATGTGCCTATTTCTAAAATACCATTATCAATTTGTTGTTGGATCCATTTCATAAATGCTTTTACTTTATCAGCACTACGTGCAAAGCCAAATGCCTCTTTTCCAGGAGTGGTCATTTGATTGGCTTGTAAAAGATCAGGATTCAATCTAAAACAATCTTCTGTATTCACCGCTACAATAACCACTTTTGCTAATTCATTAAAACGTCTTTTCATAACTCTTGTAAAAGCATCCCTTAACACAGTAGTATGCGTTGGGTCATAACGATTTGTGACACTATATGTATTTAATTCAGCCATATTTACTCTGTTGTTTTTACTGGTACTCTTTTTCTTTCAGGTTTTGATATTGGCCTTCCCTCTGGAATCTCTTTAGCAGGTTCACTAATTTCTTTAATTATCTCCATAAAATCTTTTTGCTCAGTTGAAATTCCATCTTTTATAGCTTCCTCTATGGTGAATATTTCCTCTGTATCCAATCCAAGGAAATACTTGAAAAATACTGGTGGCGGAATTATAGAAGCTGCCAATGGATTAGTGGTATACATCCTCAAAGCCTCTGCCCTATGCTGTCCAATCTCCACTCTTTCTTTTTCACTTATTGAAAATAGATCAAGCCATTTTACATTATACTCATCTGATGGAGTAGGTAATATTCCAAGTTCAATAAATTTATCTACAACTACTCTTAATATACGTGGCTCAGCGTGATCTTCTCTACGACCTTGAACATAAGTTTTCCATTCTTTAGCATCCTGACCACTTGATAATTCACCACGTTCACTTCCTGATAAAATACGTTTTGGTATTCCAGTAACTGCTGAAACACAAATAAGCTGAATTTCCATATGATTCATAGGATCAGCTATTTGTTGATCAAGTGCAGATAAATCCATTCCTTCAAGCATCAATATTCTGCGTAAATTATGCTCAAACTCATCAACCTGATCTTGCATTTCTTTTTCCTGCTCTGGTGATAATGAAAACTCTGGATCAAGCTTACTCTGATATCCTGGACGAGCACCCCTCCAAAACATTTCAGCATCACCTCCAACTAATTTCTCAATATCCATCATCCTATTAAATACAGACTCAAGACGTGGCATTCCATATATCTCTGATTCTAAAATATCATCAACAATATGAATAACTCTAGAATGATGTACCTTTATTATTGAAGTAGAATCCGGTTCAGCATTAGAAACTTCAATATTATAAAACTTTGGTTGACCATATCTTTCATTCTGTGGATTATTTTCAAATTCAAGAATCTGTGCTGTCTTTTCTCCAAAAGGTTTCAAATATTTTAATTTCCTTGTTCCGGATTTAACTGCTTCAGCAAAGCCATCCCTCCTTTTAACATCATCTAATCCTAAAAGCAATACTCCATATCTTCCAATCCCAGTCAAACGATCAACTCTGCTTAATTTTGATTTTAACTTCAATTTTCTATTTAATTTCCTCCATTCTGTTTCTAACGGAGTTTGCCCTGTTATTTGAGGTTCCACTAATTCAATAGTCCCTTGCCAAGTTGCTTTTACTGGTCTATCAATAACCGCCTTTGACATATCATGTCGTCTATACCTAGCATAATAATCATCAAAATTAAGGTTATCACTATACCCAAGAGCCTGATAAAGATCACGATCACCACCATAAGATTGTCCACCTAATTTAGCAGCAAATAATGCTCTACCAACCAACTCACTATATGCTCCAAGTTTAGGTAATCTTGAATTTGAAACAATATTACTTCTTGTTCTTTTCATAACTATTTAATTTAAAGTCACTATTCCTACTCCCGAAGTTACTGCACCAACCCCTGACGTTACAACTGTTGATGCGGTTGTCGTTATAGGTATATCCTTACCATACGTTGTTCCTTCTTCATTTGTCACATAGGCTCTTATGTGATAGTCTGTTGACGGTGTTAGCCTTCTAATTATGATGTTAAAAGCAGCTGTTCCGGTTCCTGCACTTACCTTGCTACCGGCTATTGTAGGATTTGCCGATTCTGAATAGCACACCCCTTTTGAAATATTTCCACCACCATCATCAATACCTGAACCACCAGCGTAAACAATCGTAGAATGAGCAGAAGTAAATACTGTTGTCACTGCTGGGAGTAATGGCGGGGGAGTTGGCGGTGATGCATCGTACTCATAAGCTCCTATGTCTGGGCTATCCCCAATGACATTGCCAGCGTAATCCGTTAAAAGTCCTACGCCAAGCGCGGCATCAATTGCATCAGAAGTAACCTGTAAAGAATAATCACCTCCACCAACAAACTCAGGATCAACCTTCAATGTCCCTGAATAAGTGTAATGCGTAGGCACAAAGCTACCTTCCCATAGCGGATCGTTACTATTTAATGAATTATTGTAAAAGATATTGTTTTGAATTTTTAAAGAATCATACACATAATTACCACTTCTGTAAACTGATGACCGGAAATTTAAAACTATGTTGTTTATGATTTCACAATTTGTAAAGGTCGCAACATCTGGCAGCATTATCCCATGCCATTTAGCCTGACCGGAACCTGTATTGGCCTCGAAAACATTATTATATACAAAAAAATTCTCCCCTGATATAGCATAATTAGTACCTACGACACGAATGCCTGAAGTCTGATATTCAGAAGCAGTATTTCCAAGATTCGTGAATATGTTATAATAGATACTGACGTTGTTAAAATAATCCATGTTTGCTGAAGTGACGATATAAATACCCTGATCAATGTTTTTAAACCAGTTGCGAAATATCTCCACCCCATCAATCTCACCCTCAAGAATTATTCCTCTTTCCAAAGTTGCCTGTGAAGTTTCATAACCAATCTCATTGTCGAAAATCTTCATATTCCCATAAAGGTCATCTCTATATGTACTCCCTATATCTATGCAACCAATAATCCTATTATCATAAATTGAATCACCTCCCCCACCATTCCATATTTCTATTGCAAATTCATAATTACTTACAAGTTTGGGTGCAGCGGTAAGTGCATTGTTGTGAATCTTCATCCTGCGGTTATAACCATCTGACATATACTTGATAGGATAACCATTATACCCGGCTGCTCTTGCTGTTTGAGTAATTGTATCGTTATATATTTCTATTCCATCCTGTCCCCCAACCGCCAGACATCCATAACCGGTTTCTCCCACCATTTCGGAACAGTTTATTATATTACAATTAAAAACTTTATTGCCTGTAGCAAACGCTGCCGGTGGCCCTGATGCGGCTGTCCTGAAAGTAACACCACGTCTTGCAAAATCTTCAAAGGTACAATAACTAATTTCCACATTGCTTCTTAAATAGACATCCACCGCCCAACTTCCGGTAAGCGAATTGCCATCAAATTTTAAGTTTTTAATAATCTGATTGCCCTCTGTTAAAGAGCCACTTGCAAGATTCAATATCTTAAAATCAACAGTGGCATTGGTAGTTGTTAAAATAGAAGTTAAACCGTCCCCCACAAGACTCACACCTACTGGTAAAGCAACAGTTGTATTAATGGTATAAGTTCCTGCATTGACATGAATAGTGCTTCCGGGTGTAGTTACTCTTGTTACAGCATATCCAAGTGTAAGCCATTCCTGACCAACTCCACCTGAGCGGCCAGCGTCATCTGTCCCGCCCGGATCAATATAGTAAGTAGTCTGCCCTATTAAAAGAGCAGGGATGAACCAAAGTAATGTAAGTAATTTTTTCATTATTTAGTCATTAGAACCCAATTAGCACCATCCCAACAAAGGGGATAAAAACCTGTCGCAACCATGTCATTAGTCGTTAATGCCCCTGCCGCTTGTGTTTCTATTGCAACAGCACCTGCCCCATTTATATTTAAAGTACAACCATCTGTATTGGCTGTCAAAGGATGAAACGTAATGACCTTACCTGTGATAAATTCAAATCCAGCATATGTAGCTGTGTAGGTATCATTCGACCCTACGCTATTATCTACCACATAATATAATGCTCCAATTGCATCCTCAAGAGGTACCGCATCACCAACGGTTATTGTCGGGGTAGTTAATCCTGTGGTGAAAGTAGGATTATCGCTAAATACCATATTACCAGTCCCAGTTGCTCCTGTTGCCGTCACTCCTTCAAAAGTATTATGACCGGTGAAAGTCTGTCCTGCATCAGTACGAGCTAATGTTGCTGTTGTCGTTGGAAATGTCATTACATTACTATTTATTTTCAGTCCTCCTGTTGGTAATTCAAAAACTCCTCCTGTTAATGACAGAGTATTTGATGTATGAGTAAGTACTACATCACCACCATTAAAGTTTATAGTTCCTCCCGTGCTTCCAATGTGTAAATCTTTCCATCCAGTGGTTGATGTACCAAGTGATTGGACAGCATCAGTCGCAGGTCGTAATGCACCAGAAGTATCTACTCGTACTCTTTCGACTGGAGTAATGGAATTTTCGCCGGTAGTATAAAATCTTAAATTAGTTGGCATAGATGTTGCACTTGGAGTGCCATAGATTGTTGCTTTTATACTTGCTCCTTCTTTATAGCTATCCGTCATCCATCCCCTAAATGTAATTTCACCTAATTCAGTAGAGGCATCTACATCGTATGAAGGATCACCATCTTTAATTCGATCCAAATATATAGTAGGTCCAGTTGCATCATTATCGAATCGGTAATTAACATATAAGTTCGGAACATGAGAATATCCGTAAGCATCATATTTATTCAAATAACCCAGGTCAATGGCATCCCCACCTCCTGAATAACTGACTTTATTATTGTACGATCCATTATCCAAATACATTGCAATATCACCCCCCAGATCTCCGAAATCCCAGATCATAAAGTTAGTTATCTCGTTGGCTCCTGTATCTTCCATGTAAATGATTGTATCACTTACCGTGTTAATAGTCTGAATTACAAAATTGTCAAAATGATGTGCGCTTGCTCCGTCTATTATCCGAACAGCTGTTGATGCTCCGGGTATAACAAAATTTGAAAAAGTATTTGAGTTATTCCATCCTACACCTCCGCTAGAGCCTAAGTATATAACATCATTTGCATCCATAACACTAATATCTGAAAAATCATTGTAGGCTACATCAAATTCAACTGATCTTAGTTGAATAAAATTACATACTCTTGAATTTGGCAAGTCATAATAACCTCCCCTCACCCAGCATTGTCTTAAATCCTCTCCTGTGGGGTTAACCCACATCTGTCCTGTATATTCCGCTGCAAAATCAAACCTTGCTCCCTGTGCTATGCTTATCCCCATGTATGATTTTAAAGTGTCAGCCACGTCTATTAACCAGCGACCCGGAGGGATAATAACTGTCCCGCCACGCCCGGCCGCACCAGCAGGCCAGAGAGCATTAGCGGCATGTGCAGCATTTATGGCTGACTGGATAGCTGCTGCATCAGAAATTTCATCGTCAGCAATAGCCCCATAGTCAGTAATGTAAAATCTTCCAAAAATCATATTTGGAAGTTTATTTAAGTCTGCTCCTGTCGTAGTGACTGATGTTATTCCAAGATAGAACGGCGAAGGGATTGTCACCGTTCCTGTGAATGTTGGTGAAGCGATATTAGCCTTCAGGTTGTCTGCTGTCGTAGCAAATGCCGTTGTGGCTATTTGTGTGGTATTAGTACTCGCAGCAGCTGTCGGTGCCGTAGGCACTCCTGTCAATGGAGGACTTGCAAGCGGTGCATATTCCTGCAACAGATTACTCTTTTGCACCTTTGAAGTGACTCCAGCTTTCACAACAATCATAATGTTGTCAGTGCTCACTGAAGTCACTTCTGGAAGTTCTGATATTTTAACCTGCGCAAATGCTCCAATTGAAAGCAGTATTGCTAACCAAAATAAAAATAACTTTTTCATATCTAATTTATTTTTGTTTTTATTATCTAAATATTTATTTTTATCTCATCGCTTGTCACGTTGGCGAGAATGATTAGAACTCCGAGTAATATGTAAGCTAATAATTTCATGTTAACTCTGTTAAACAATAATTATACATCAACTCATGCCCTGCCACGTTTGGATGAATATCATCATCAAAAAACAACGAGACAATTCTTGTAAGCCTATCCCCACCAACAGTAAGAAGTTCTGCAAAATCAAGTATTTGATAGTTCGCTGCAAGTGTCCCTAATATATAAGTATTAGCATTATTTAAAAATGGCTGTCTGTCATCCCTCGGTGTCAGTGTACATATAATAGGCGTTGCCCCCCTTGCTAAAATCTTGACAATAATAGCATCAATGCCAGTCTGCCATGTAGCAAATACAGAATCATTCAATCCAACCTGTATAATTACATTTTCAGGAGAAAATAAATCTAAATCTTGAGTAAGACTCGCCAGAGTAATGGCAGCCAGAGCGCCACCACGACCAGATATTAAAACATCATTATTATAATGATCTCTCAATTTAGCACACCATCGGGCATCATACCCCCCTGCTGAAGATACTAATGAATTGCCCTCAACAAATGAATCACCATAGATTGCATATTTTGGCGTATCAGGAAAATCGGTTTCAATCTTTAAGTCTGAAATAGTAATATTACCCCCTAAATGAGCAATTCCAAATTTCCCCCATTGCAGACCTATAAAATTAGCAGTATCAGCATAGATACCACTGTCATAAAGAACATCCTCAGCAAGTGTAGTATTATTCTTTAATATCAGCCAGTTTTTACCATCATTCTTCTTTAGTGTTACTGTGTATGTGTCAGTATCATTAACTGTCTGAACTATGTCTTGCTCCAATAAATCAACAGGAGCAGCCGCTCCATCCCATTTTTCGCAAAATATTAGTTTATTTTGTGTTAAATCAATTTTTGCAAATGTTCCGGCTGGTACGCTATACGGGTCTTTCCTGTATAATGCTAATATTGAAGTTAAATCATTAAACTTAACAATAACTGAATTTTGAACCCTATCTAATGAAGAGTAATTTTTATGCTCAAAATACGTTGTATTATATGTGCCTGCCCCTGATATATTTAAAGTTCCTGTATCAAAAATAAACTTATTGCCATTATTTGTCCATCCTACCGCCCATGTAGTTGTATTGACTAAAGTCAAAGGATAGGTATTTGCACCTTCCCCCCTATTATATTTTATAACGTCCCTTACAGTATCAACAAAATAACCAGCCGGATCAGCACGAAGCCATGCGACAACTGTATTATTGATAGTTAATTTTGCTTCTCTTAAATCAATAATAGAAGCGCCCTGAGGCAAAGTAGGTAATGTCCCTGTTTGGTTACTTGAAAATAAAGCAATATCAGCAATTGCTACAAATGTTGAAAGTGCATTATTTGTAGTTGATGCTGCCTCAATTCCATTTATAAACATTGTAGCCTTCCCAACATTTGTTTTATTATAGTCTAATTTTATGCTTGTTATTGTTCCGGCAATATCATCAGTTCTGACTATTATTGTTGCAACTCCATTTGAATCTATATAGCTATCTATCTTATCAACATTTCGTGCAATTGAAATTAGTCTCTGTATCGGAGCAGTATTTCTTTTTGATCCTGCGGAATACTTAGTATTATTAACAGGTCTTAAACTTAATCCTTTTACCTCAAACTCAACAGTATCAGTGTCCTCAAAAGCAGGAAATGTATATCCCATAAGAATATAATCATTAGTTCCATCTGATCTTAACGACAAATCACCTGCCAGTGGCTCATCAACCAATGTTCTTTGTGGCAATACTATTGCCCCTCCTGTGCCTCCTGCGCCTCCAATCCCGATTGCTACACCCTTTACAATATCCTTTACAACTGATTTAATCATATCTTTTGTTTTACCAATCAAATCCTACCAATACACTCCCACTTGTATAATCACCTTCTTTAACTCCTGCTCTCCATTCTGCTGCCGCTCCATCATCATCAATTTTCAACCGATTACCTATTGCTAAAGTAGAACCATCAAGAAAAACAAAATCAGTCCAACGAGTATTGTCAGCACATCTGAACTGCAAAGTTACCGTTACATCTGAGTCATCAATTGATCCTGGGTCTGCTTGTTCTTCTCTAATGGAAAAGAATATTCTTTTAATACTCTTTCCTGATTTCAAATCAGCTATAACCACCGCATTTGTCCAATACCCTCCACCTCCTGGAGCAGTATCAATTCTAGCATATTCCCTGTATTCCCCTGATTGTGTTCTTGCGTTTGCCATGATTTTTATTTTTAAGTTTTTACACGTTTCACGTTAATAGCTTTTAATCCTCTTTTACCTTCTTCAATTTCAAATTCGACATCATCATCTTTCTGTACTAAATCAAGAGTACCTGAAGTATGAAAAAATACATCAGATGTGTTTTCTGCATCACGAGAAATAAACCCATATCCTTTATGAGCTAAATAAAATTTTACTTTACCTGTTTCCATAACTTAATTTAATTTAATTATCTACTTATACATCTTGCTTTTTTCTTTGCTACTAATTTATTAAAACACCCACTCCCAGCATCAACCTGGTCTTTATACGTGCTATATGGAAATGCTCTATATTCTTCTATAAATTCATAATTCCATGAAGCTGTTAATATAAATATAGTTCCATTATTCACCTGAACAGAAAATGGATCTGCTCTGTCTGCCTTTTCTCCTGATGCTGTTTCTTTGTATGCTTTAAATCCTGCCAAATTACGAATAGTACCCTGAGCAGAATCTTTACCACTTGACCCAGGTTCCTGTTCAATCCATATCTCAGTTTCCGTGCCATCTGCTTCAGCAGTCTGTCTTATTATCCGTTCTCTTTCCTCAGTAGCCCAGCGACCCCTTTTGACATCCTCTACAATGTAAAAGCCACTCTTTAAGCGACACATCTTCACTCCGCAGGTATAGGCTCCAGTACCGTCCTTTGTGGCTGCCTTATCCCAATACCTTAATCTCTTATCTATATTGTTTATAGAAGGCATTGTCGTCACCTGACTAAAGTTATCAACTTTAAACATACCACCACCTGGGGGAGTGGGTAATTGTCCGACCTGTCCAGCATATCCGTATTGCCCCAAATCAGCTTCCATATCAGTCAACACCCTCCAAGACATCCTTTGTGGATCCAACAAATCATTAATATAGTTCTGGTACAGATGTGCGGGAATCACTTGCTTCTTATAATTTCTAGCTTCACCAGGCAAACAAATATGAAATACATTTGCCTTTTTCTTTTGGAGCCATGCTCCGGTTGGATCGTTTTGGTGAAGTCTCTGCATTATTAATATAGTAGCAGAATTATCTTTATTCGTTTTTCTTGTCGGAAGGGTTTGTTCCATCCATCGATTTGCGGTCAACAGTTCAGCGTCAGATGCTGCCTGTTCTGGGTTTAATGGATCGTCTATTATAAGAATGTCTCCGTGAAATCCAGTAATGGTCGCTCCAACAGACGTGCTCAATCTCCCACCACCCATAATAAACCTCTTATTCCTATCACCCAATATCTTCTTTATTATCTTGAAATTGGAAACCTTATCCTGATCATCCTTGATCGCTATTTCAGGATACAAGTCTTTAAACATCTGACTCCTTAGTAACTCACGACAATATCCAGCAGTCTCCAATGCTAAAGGCGTGGAATAAGATGCGGTAATAATCCTCATCCATGGCCATTGGGTCCAGCACCATGCCGGAAACATTATACTACAAGTGATTGTTTTAGTTGATCCAGGAGGCACGTTAATAATAAGGTCATGCTCCCTTGGTAATTTCTGTGAGACTCTTTTAGCAATCTTCTCCAATTCCGTACAAAGATATTCAATATGCCAATTAGGGGAAAAATCATGCGGTGATACAATACTCCAAAAATGCTTTATGAAATGATATAATGACCGATTATTCAATTCACGAGTGATAGCCAGAGGGTGGAGTATTGCATTGCGCATATGCTCCTCCACCTCTACATTTTTATTCCTACGAATCCGTGGAATACGTTGGCTATTGTTCGGAATCTCTATTTCTACTTCTGGTTGCATGTTGTTCAATTTGTTTCATACCAATTCGTTCCATCATTGCCAATTCTTCATTACTCATCCCTGAAAAATCAATCTTGTTGATATTTATGTTTGTTTGAGTATGCTCAGTCTTTAAAACATCAGTCCACAATTCTCTTTCACGTAATGATAAGAATTTAGCAGCAGCCCATGAATCCGGTGGATAATATTTTTCAACAGGTGTCTTTATAATCTCACCCTTATACATGGATATATGTGTTTCTATTATGGTAAATCCTTTTGCTCGTTGATACAAAGAATAAGCAACTTCCGCATTAGCCATTCTTTTTCCCCTGTTCATTTCCTTTAAAAATTCAGGATGCCTCCGCTTCCAATTATTGAACGTGTTCATACCGACACCCATTACTTCAGCCATATCTTCATCAGTAGCACCTAATAAAGCAAGTTTAAACGCTTGCCGGATTCTATTATTATTCCACAATGTTGGGTGAGCCATAATTCTTGAATTTTTGTCTTAATATACACTTTTTATATTAAGAGGGTATTGATGATTCAATTTATTTTCTAAAATTTTTTTTGCTAACTACATTTCACAAAATATCTATTTTTGCATTACAAGGATACACCACACTTCTCGCACCTATTTTTAACCATTATAAATAGCATATATTTTAAATTTCATATAAAACAAACATTAAATTAATATTATATACTAAAAATATTAGCTTCAACACGCATAGGTTTATTTTCCTTTATCTATATATAGAGGATAGGTAATAGTAAAGTAGGTTTGTCTGATTTGTTTGTTTTGTCTGGTGGGTGTTGATAGGGGGAATGGTTGAAAAGTAAATTAAAATTTTTAAATTTTGCATGGGTAATTGTTTGAAAGTAATTTCAAATTTTACATTACACGGATGTGCATCGAGACCCGACCTTTGGCCGAACCGACCGATGACCCCCACCCCCTCTGCGTTTGCGACTTCGCTGAACTTTAGTTATACAACTATATATATAATTGATCCCGCATCCCCCATCCCCGCACAGCGCACCGCTGTTAGGGTGAGGGTATCTCCTTCCCTCCCTTACTTACTTATATATAACTAATAATAGCGTAATATATCGGTGCGGGATGCGAGTAACGTATTTCAACGAGTATTAGATAATAATATACCGGATCGGATTTAAGTGTGCTATGCGTGCGTTTGCGCAGCGAAATTGTTTTTTAATACTAATATATACCTATATACACCCCTCACCCCCTCCCGCATCTAGCAAGCTAGCATCCCTCATCTTTACTTCTCTTATATACTTATTCCCTTACTTACCTATATATACTTATATACCCTTCATCCGTATTGATACTAATCTTTATACTTATATATACTTTTATTAATAGATCATCGATGCTTTATCACCTTACTTTATACCTTTATTATATATAGCTTATATTCTATCATAGAATGATTTTAAACTATGATTATAAGTTATTATATATTAATCCTTTATAATTTATTTTATACTTTTCTTTAATTTTCTTTAATATTTATTAGGTTTTCTAATTTATTATACCGTACTTTGCTAAGGAAAGATAAGGGTAAGACCTTATTATAACTAAGAAGATAGTTTTAATTTATTAATTTAATACTTACGAAAATGGAAAGACTAACTAATTTTAAAATCGGAGATCGGGTTACTTCGAAAAACTCTAAATTTCTTAAAATTACTAAAATAAGCAAATTTAACGTTTTTCTACTTCCGACTAATTACCCTACACACACAACTTTTAAGGTTTCTATTTCGGAATTTTTAAGGGAATACAATCTTAAATAATTTTACCCTTTTATAGATATTACCTATTAATTTAGGGACGAGACGTCGTAAATCGAATTTACTAATATCTACCATTTAAATTCTTTTAGTTCTTTAACGTAATATAGAATCCAACGGTTAAGTAAGCTAAAAAACTACTTATATCCGGCAATTACCCTTCCAAACGGTAATATCCCGCAACTCCGCATTTTAAAAGTCTATTATTTAACGTTTTTTAATAGATTTGGATTAGTCCCGATTGTCTAATAATAGATTAGGCATTTTCTAGTTTTGTGAGTGGACGTTTATTCCTTCAACTCGATGAGAATGAGATTAGAAATTTTATTATCATTAAAGGCAATAAACCTTTCACAGAGGAAGACAACAATTATGAAAGCTATATTAACGGAAATGCTGGTAGTTGGACGTAAATGGCACGGCATAGGGCACCGGAAAACAAATTCTAAATGGTAGTAATATTTTGGTGAAAGATATTATTGACTATATACGGATATTGGAGTATTGTATATTAATCGGTAATTTTATATACCTTTTATATATATGGATAGCGTGATGCTGATAATCGAATTATCTAATATCTGCTAATTTATATTATTAACTATTAATTCTTATCTATTAATTTAATTTTTGAAATCATGGCAAAGAAAGTAATTGAAATTAAAAAAGCAGTTGACATCACAGATCAGTTAACTCATTTGGATGCGACAAACACTAATTGGGAAAGCAAACCGGAACCAACTAATTTGGTGGAGTTGAAAAAACGTCAGGTTGTTGTTGAAGCTTGGCTGGAAAAATACGGTGATTCCGATAAAGAATCAATGGAAGACAAAATCAATGATACTTATACCTATTTGGATTCAATCATTGATATTATTGATGAGGCTGAAGAAGTTGATGAGGTTGAACCGGAACCGGAACCGGAACCTGAAAAGAAAGTTGAACCTGCTCAGGGTGCTAAATACAAAGCAGCACTTGAAAAGGCAATGGGTAAAAAAGTTGCCCCTGTATTATCGGAAGAAGGAAAAAAGGAAGATGAAAAAAACTTCGCCAAATCTATGGCTATTGCGAAGAAAAATGAGGATTTGACACCTGCTGAAAAAACTGTAAAAGATTTGGGACACGATTTGGAAAACCTGAAAACTTTTGATATGGTTGATGGTAAGTTGGTTGAGGTGAATTCAGATGAAAAAAAGCCAGCTAAAAAATCACCCAAAGCAACTAAAAGGTTAATACAATTGCCGAAAAAAGAGGAACCCAAAGAGAAAGTTGTTGAAGTTGAAAAGAAAGTAAGGAAAAGAGCACCCAAAGAGGAAGTTGAAGAGGAAGAAGAAGTTGCTGAGGTTATTGAAGGCAAGTTGATACCTGAGGATATGACCGGGAGTAAATATAAGGCAGCTAGAAAAGCTGAGAAGAAAGCTAAAAAAGCTGAAAAGAAAAGGAAAAGATTATTGGCTGCTCAGGCTGAGGAAAATGAGGAAAATGAACCGGATGAGACTCCAAAAGAAAAGAAAGCACCAGCCAAAAAAGCTGAACATGTTATATCCAGAATAGAAGCTGTTGCCCTTATAATGGCTGAGCTTGAGCCTGAAGATTATGATGTTGATGAAATTACAACTGCTTCTGATGCTTTATTTGTAGAACAATCCGGAAAAGAAAGTAACATTGCCCAACAAGTCAAATATGTTGGATTCGCAATAAACTTCCTGAAAACCTTTCAGGCATAAATTACTTCTTATCCGGTTTATTTAATTAACTAACTTATTTATTCATTTAATACTTATTGTTATGAACGCAACTATTATATTAATGGTATTTGTAGGTCTTATGCTGATTATCTTAGCAAAATCTTTATATAAGGTAGTAAAGTATGCCCTGACAGGCAAATAACCTTAAAACACATCTATATACGTTTATTTGGGGTGTTGTCCATTAACTTGGAAGCATGCGTATTAATACGGTGATGGTAATCGAATTACTCAATGCCTCCCACGGCATGGCCCAATTAGATGATAGCCTAATTAGGGATCAGGAACCTGAAATGGTTGCGTGTTCGAATCCGTCAAATGCCACTAAATTTAATTGTTAAATTTAATACCTATTAATTATGAAACAAAATAAAATGGATATTAAAGTAAAAGAATTACAATCAAAAGGTTTTGTAATAATACAAAAGGGTGAAACTCAAATGAATCGCAGATATTACAAATTTACTAAAATGCAAAAAGGCACTGAATTGGTTATCATAAATAACCAAGGAGGTACTAATGGAATTAGTTCAACAATGCAAAAACACAATTAACTTTATTATAAATTTAATACCTATTAATTATGACTAAAAAAGTGGCTTTTAATGAATTGTCCGACATTCGTTGTGTGGACTGTATAGTAAACTACTTAAAAGGAATTTGGTGGCCAGAAACCCAAAGGCAAAGCGTTGTAATGTGTGTTATATCCTAACCACGTCTAACCTTAATGTTAATCGTGCCAAATTAAAGGCAAAGCAAGACGCAAATAAACTATCATTTAATAAGCAATAACATGAAAACAAAAAGTTTAAAATTAGCAGAGCAAATGTTAAAAGCAACGACATCTTATAAACTAAATCAGATTGATTATTTAATTGATTTAGTATCAAACCATATAAATGTATGGTCAACCGTAAAAGGAAATGATAATTGCTTTCATTCCACTGAAATAATTAGCATGTTTCATAAAGTAGGGTATAGCACATATATCCAATACAAGAACGGAAGATGTGAGTTGACTATTTTTTAAAATGATTTGTTAGATATGTTATCATTTAATAAGCAATGATGAAACGACTAATATTGATAAAAATGATTCTTTCCTTCTTTAACAGAAAAAGGATTAACAGAACCATCACACGTCATTTAACTACTCAAATAAATGATGAGAATAAAGTATTGTATGCTACATTTGAAATTAAATAAATAGAAATTATGACTAAATTAGTAATGCTTGCAGAAATGGAAGAAGTTTTGGAAAATTCCAATCTGACCAAGACAGGGGCATATTATGACCTGCTCAAACACATCTTTAACTATTTTAGTGCGGATGAAATACAAGGATTGTTAAACCATATAAAAGAAGAAACCGGAGGGAACTAATTATGAACAAAGTAAGATTAATTGTTAAGATTTACAGAACCATTCAAGCAATGAAACATTGCCTTAAAAGTGGTAATGTT